TATATTCCTCCTGTTAAGGTCGTTTTGGCATCGAAAACAGCGAGAGCTGCTTAGGGGTTCAAAACGAACACTTGCTTCAAGAGGCCAACATCATTGTCCGGGTGACATCCGAAGATGGGCCGGTCACGGTTGGGTAGTCCGCTGCTTGTTGTTCGTTATATGTGGTCAGAATAACCACACGGTGGACTCAGGAATTATGATGGGTGGTTGCCTAAAAAAGGGGCACCTAAATAAATTTCTGAGGAAACGGGGGGAGAAAGAATTCCCTCCCCCCTTAAGGCATTAGTTGGTGACATTATATCACTTTAACTAATGCTATTACAAGTGGATTTATGCAGCTTTGCCGCTTAAATCGTACTCGAATAGGCCGTTCCGCATTGCTTCCGTAATAGCAGCCTCATTCCTCTCGAATTCTGCTGCATTCATCTTAGCCACTTGGCTTTCCTTGAAGCGGGCTTTGCCATTGCTGACAGAGGCACCGGAACCACGTCCGACAGTCTTAGCGGCATCTGCGCTAGAGCCAGAACGCTTTTTCTTCATACCGACATCTGCCTTGTAGAGGTCGATAGCACGGGCTGCTGCACGAGCATCCGTATTGTTCTTGTAGAGGGAGTCCTGCACCCACTGAGGCTGCTCAGATACCCACTGATGGAACTTAGCGTCAGAACGGATCTCATCGAAGTCTGGGTGCATGCGGCGTAGGTCAGCTTCTGCCTTCTCACGCTCAATCTTCTGCTCCAGCTTCTGGATACCAGCCAGCTTCTTCTCACCGATTGCTAGAGCTTCTTGAACACGCTTCTGAGCAATGGTGTCTACGATCTTAGCAACGTCTGGGTACTTCTTAGCCCATTCTGCTACTTCTGCATCTGTCTTCGGGAAACGGATCTGCTGACGGGTTGCACTATCGAGCTGATCACGCATCTTAGCCATCTCAGACTCTTTCTGCTGCATCATCTGCTGCATGTGACGACGCAGGTCACCGTAGCGCTTCTTGAAGGTACCTTCTTCCGGATCACCGGTTTCCAGCTCTTCAGGTTCCATATCCTGCTGTTGTGCAGGCAATTCTTCCTTATACACGTCCTCGCGGTACGCGCCTTGATACTTAGCCATAGATTAACTCCTTGGGGGCCGAAAAGTAGACCGGATAGACCGGTGGTTCTGCGGGTAGCCCGTGCCGCAAATAGAGCGGCCGTCTTATTTTTTCATTACGGCAAAGCGTACAGACGGCTTGTATGCGAACTGGCCCGGATCTGAGGCGTAGACATCTTCGTCTTCTTCCTCATCGTCTTCGACGTCCATCGTCTCAACTTCAATCTCGTGCTCAGCCGCTTCAACTTCGTTACCTTCAGCGGTTTCGTGTGCTTCACCTTCAGACTCTTCATCTTCAGGCATTTCTTCTTCTTCTAAATCTTCTTCATCAATAGTCTGGATCTGGCCTTCCATATGCATAGCCATCAGGCCCATCTTGGCCTCATCACGAAGCTGCATGAAGGTCTTCAGACCGTGATAACGGACTACATCCGCCGGAACTACGTACTCACCTGAACTAATCACAGCAGGGATATCGTCACGTACATTTTCCGGCGAACTGCCCGGAGGTACGTCGTTACCGGAGATAGGATCGGTACCGACACTTACTTCAAAGGTTTCTGGGAACATAAGGCTCATGGGATCACCACACGGCATGGGAGTGCCTCCTTTTGCGAAGCCCATAGGCTTACGTCGAATATCATATTTATCTAAATACTGTTGGGCTCTGTCAGGATCGATGATCTCCATCCGCCCACCAAACTCTTGTTGGAACACTGGGTTCTCATTATGAATCATGTAGTCAAAGGCATCTGCTGCTTCACGAGAGTCAAACACCTCAAAGACACCTTCATCAAAGGCTCTCTTCTTAGCCTCTTCAAAATCTAATTCCTTACCGTCCCAGATCGTAGGAATGATGTATGTATTACCGTCCTGCTCAAACTGGGAAGTGAAGATCGTAGATACGTCACCATTGCCACGGTCTAGTGAAGTGCCATTGGCTAGATTCTGCAGGTGATGCTTCGTCAGGTTATCTATACGAGCAGAACGAGCATCAGATTCATACTGAACGTAGTAGAGAGCATCCGGAATCTTCTCGAACTGAAGATTAAGGTCTTCGGTTAGAGCAGCCTTCTTTTCATCATTGAATTCAATGGCTCCGTTGCTCTTGTTGTAGATACGCTCAACACCACGGATGATGTTATTCTTGAGGCCTTCAACCTCTTTAGGGTCGTATAGATTAACGCCCTGTGCAGCTAGGTAACGGATAGCCTGCTCCATAGAGAGGTCATCCTTACGGGACAGAGAGCGATACAGATCTAGGCCAGTCGTAGCAGCTTCATAGGTATTGTCTTTATCGAACGCCATATCTGCAAACTCACCCCACACTTCTGTTGGGTTGTCTGCCATCAGACCGTGATAGTGCCCGGTCTCATGCATAGCCGTATCAACACGACCTCTATCGCTACGGAACTCCCCAGCTAAGCGCCCCATCTTAGGCGTACCAAAGAGAGTGTTTGGAGTAACCACACCTACGGCAGGATCATTGCCGATGGTATAAGAGTTCTCGTCACCCAGCGCTACGCCTACAGAGTACGGAGCTCGATCTAACAGATAGCTATCTAACTCTTTCAAAGGCTCTGGAGTAGAACCTACAACGTCTTCATTATCGAATTGTAGGCGATCCAATAATTCTGTCTGAGCTTGCGTATTCTGATCGAGCATGTAATCGAACCCTTCCGGGTACTGCTCTTTAAGCTTATCAACATCCTCAGCAATGGCATCATGCCCACTGTACATACGCCAGTCGGTAGCCTCACGGAGCTCAGGACGAAGCTCTACATATTCTTGGAATCCTTTACCCACTACTTAGAGCCCTCTACAGCTTGTTCACGAAGAGTTTGGAAACGGCGGAGCTCAGCAATTGAACCTTGGATCTCAAGAACTTTATTGAGTTCTTTAGTACTCTCAAGGTAGCCTCGTAGTACTTCGATACGAGCTCGCACATACGATTGTAGAAGGTCATAGCGGTCAACATCATTAACTAAAGGGAGAATGGATCTAGCAGTGTCTTTATCCATTAAACGGGTGCTCCTTGTTGGCCCCCATTATTGCCGCCCCCTGCGCCAGTGAAACCCTCAGCTCCCGGGGCTGGTGCAGCACCCGGTGCGATATTGCCACCACCTGTCTGAGTAGGATCAGACGGAGCCGGTACACCCTCACCACCTTGTGGAGGAGCCATGCCCTGAGGAGGAGGAGGTGGCATCAATGCAGCAATCTCTGCCATCATCTTCGCTTGGATTGCAGCCTCACGAGGATCATTGAGAATCTTCTCCTCATCCAGATCCATAGAAGCAGCCATCTCACGAAGGATGTAGTCGTACTTAACGAACGGAGCCATTGCAGGGTTAGCAGTCATCTGCATGAACTGCAGGAGACGCTGGCTACGGATCTCATTACGCATCAGGCTCTCCGTACCCTTAGCGACCACTTCAAGGGAGCCCTTGGCTACATCCTTATCGAAATTGAATTGCATGTTGAATGCAAACAAGGCACGGCCTAGCGGAGACAGGAGGTAGTCATCTACGTTACGGACAACTGCTTTAATGTTTTGTGCAGCAGCGCCCATGAGCATGGACATACCAGAAGCGGTACGACCTACACCTACCACACCACTCATACCGTGTGCGTAGCTAGGCATACCCGTAGATTCATCAGCTAGCTGGCGAGCCTTATCGAACATCATCAAACATTCGTTAGTGACATTTGGGAACTTAGTACCAAAGATAGCCTGACCCGGAGCACCAGCCTGACGACGGAAGATCTTACCCGGATAAACCTTCATGTCCTGACCGGGCACGAGGTTAGTCTCATCAATCTCAATCAGGAGATTAGAAGACAGGGCTGCGTTATCAACAGCCATACGCATGAAGCCATTCATGATCTCCTGCGTATCTTCCATGTTCTCTGCAACGCCCACACCAAAGAAGCTATAAGGATTAACTTCGTACGGCACTGCCATGAACGGAACCCGGTTCGGAGTGAACGGGTTAAGTACCAGACGGAGAATCTGCCCATTACAAATCCAAGCGTTGACCTGTACTTGGTCGTTATCAAGGAAGTCATCTGGCAGGTCTAGGTCAGCTTGCTCTGCAAGATCAGAGTCAATTACACCCCAGTATTCCAGTACTTCATAGCGATTGATATCAGTGGTATTCTGACTATCTTCTAGGGCATTCTCCCAGTACTCAGGAGCGTAGTTAGCACCATACTCAATGGCAAGCTCAATGCTTTCTTCACGGAAGTATGGGCGGTTCTTAAGCGAACGTAATTGCGTACGGCTCATGCGGTGACGCTCAATGACGTACTCTGCATCAGCCATGCTATGTGAATCTGGATCAGGGTAGAAGTTCCATACGGAGGTAGCTTCTACACGAGGAATAGTACGGTACTCAGGATCATACTCGCCATCTTCATTCCAACGAGCGTATTCCTTATCAAAGCCAAACGGGCCCTTCAGGATACCCGTACCGAACAGGCTCATCTCAAACGCTACATTGCGGAGATGGGTACCTGCATCTGTCTCATCAAGCTGATCGTGCATGGTCTTCTCCATACGACGAGCAGCCTCTTTAGCAGGCTCCCAAGTGAAGGCAGTCGGGGTAACACCTACACCCGGTTTAACTTCATCAATGATGCGTTCCAACTGATCCTTGTGCACACCAAGGGAAAGCTCAGGTCTAGCGGAAGGTTTCTTAATCTTAGAAGGAGCAGCACCGAGCTCTCCCTTCTTCTCATTAATCTTCTCTTCGGTAACCTCTTCAGGATCAAAGTAGACTGCATCATCTACGCCTACAGCTTTGGTAGGTGCTTCAACACCTACAGGGAACTTACCGCCTGCAAACAGAACATCTACGATCTGTGCATACGCAGCCAGTACCTTAGTCTTGGTAATCTTAATGAAGGCCTGTGACTTCTCAGTCTCAGTGAACTGTACTTCAGGGCCATAGATACCACGGTAGTTGCGATAGGCCTTAAGCCAACGCTCCTCATCCGTCATACGCCAAGTCTTAGACGCCTCAAAGCGGCCATTCACCCAAGAAACAAGACCAGAGTACTCTAGGTTCTGTTCTTCGATGTTACCGTTTTCTTCGAGCTGAAGTACATTATCCTCTGCAGGATTCATGTCTTCAGGGCGATCCATAATTGCCATAGTTTAATATCCAAATCTTGAACTAGCAGGGCGGTAGCCTTGCGGATTTGTTTTACCCCAATCCTCAAACGGCGATACCGCTCTAGGTCGAGACATAATTCCGTACCGGATAGAGTCGTATGCGTGGTCACTCTTGTACCGCACATCAATGTCATCACCGCCCTTCGGGTCACTTGGGATGACAGGTAAGTCAGCAATAATCTGACGGCAGTTATTGAAGAAGATAATACCGGGTACTTCCGTACTCTCATCTACCTTCAAGAGCTCATGTAGCCTGTTCTTACCTGCTACACGGGCACCTGCACTACGATCACTAGGACGCCATCTGCATCCCATACTGATCATCTCTTCAGCAATGCTAGGGCCAATCTGACCACGGTTATGCCAGCAGCTACTGTCTAGCATCCCGTATGAGATGTTCTCACCACGCTCTGCATCTAAGATCAGTTTAGCAAGATCTCGTCCAGTCTGCCTACTGACATACAACTCACGGTACACGATAAGAGTCTCAAAAGCAGGATCTATCGCATACCAATGTACGGCACTGTAGCTACTGTAACCGAAGTCACAGGAGCGGAATCTACGCCAGTCTGGTGGAATATCAAATGGATCTACCACATGCACAGACTGTCTGAACTCAGGGAAGGCTGCACCATCGGCTACAGCCCAATCCCCTTCAAGAAGCTGCCTACGCTGCATCTCCGGTAGAGAGAGCAAGTTAGCTTCATACGCACCGTCTTCAAACAGGTACGGGTTATCTTTGAGCGTAGCTGGAATGAACTTACGAGAGAAGAGAGATTGCCCCTCCTTCTCATGCCCTTCAGGATATACGAGAGGATCACCCGTCTCTAGATCCCTTGCAGCAAACGCCTTATTCGGTGGAGCAGGATCAATGAACATCTGCTTCACCCATTGGTGTCCGGGGCCACCGGGGTTGGTAGTGGCTCTCATGAAGATGGGTAGACCGGGGTCTGTCGTTCTTAAACGAGAACGCATGTAGTTCCACGCAAAAGGCGTAGAGTGCTGCGTTAACTCATCGAACCCGATATAGCTGAATGCCTGACCTTGGTAGCGTAGAACGTCTTCCTCACGTTCTAGGTAAGTCATCCATAAACGAGCTCCGGAAGGGAACACCCACTGGCTCTTCTTCTCTTGCCACTTCGCACCCGGGTAGGCCTTTGGATACAGCTCCTGAGACTTCCATATAAGCTCACGGAGTTCGTCGTTCGTACGACGTAAGATCAGTCCATTAAAATTAGCGTTAGCAAAGTAACGCATTGGGTCTGCAAGCAGGCCTATGGATTTACCACCACCTGCTGCGCCCCCATAGAGGACTTCTCTTTCTGATGCCGCCAGAAACTCTGTCTGTGGCCCCGGATTCGGTGAGAAGATGATTGGCCGAGGGTCTTTAGTCGGCTTTGCATTGAAGTCCAACGTATCGGAGAACTCCATTCTCCTCGGTTGTAAGACCTCTTCTTCTTGCAGCTCTTCTGGTTCGTTCTTCCCTTCAAGCTCAGCAATCTTCTTCGTAGATTTAGTGAGGAGCATCTTAGCCGTCTGCTGCTTACGCTTTGCAGCGGCCATGTCCCTCTCTTCTTTAGTCTTGGGAGCCTTAGCTTTCTGCTCCCTCTTTAACTCTCTCTGACGCTTACTCTTACGAGTACGCTTCCAGAGGTTAGCCATACCTTGGTGGGAAATGGTACGACCTAACTTACTCGATACCCAATCCGCTACCTGACGATACGATGCACCTTCATCAAGATGATCACATGCCTCTTCCAGTATCGCTACATGTTCCCAATTAGGAACAAGCTCAATAGAGCCCTCTTCCTCTGGCTGATATCCGAAGGGAATTACAGCAGTGGTATTCGCTCTTTTTCTAGGAGGCCAGCGGTCAAGCCACTTCTGGGGTATCGTCGTCTTGTCCGTCATCTACGGGCTCACCTTGTTTCGGAGGCAGAATAAACATGCCCCCTTCCGGCCCCTTGACTTCCACAAGTTCCTTCTTAACCAAGCCAGCACGATCCAACACCTCACGTGCAGCCGCTACAGCATTACGTGCCCCCAGTGCAGTAGGATCATCCAATACACCCACAATGCTGAACGTAGCTTTAGGAGCATTCGTAGCAAGCATCGTAGCCGTACGGTCTACAATCTCATTCTTGAGAGATTCAACAACTTCATGAGTCTTCGTGTAATCCGAATAACCAGCCATTCTCATAGCCGTACGGACATCACCACGAGCCTCGCCCAAGAGAGCATCCAAAAATGCTTCTTGCTTCTCCGTGAATTCTCTCTTCTCTTCTTTTGCCATTACTTCAGACTCTTTCCAGTCTTAATACAGCGACCGAGGGAAGCACACTTATCCGGTGTAGTGCATGCAGCACAGGTACGGACAGGTGTACCTCCCTCAGCAGCCCTTACTTTCCTTTTTTTTTAGAAGCAGTGCCACCCTTAGACATGGCAGCTTCACCCTTGGCACGCTTGGAGTACTTAGACTCATCAGCCTTATCGGACATACCTTTGCCCTTAGCCGGCATACCACCCTTATTATAACCAGTCTTCTGTACCTTCATGTAGCCGCCCTGAGCAGCCTTAACAGAAGCACCACACTTAGCTTTCTGTACCTTCATTGTCGGATCACCTCGCAGTCAATCTGCCTAAAGTAGAATTAATCAGTCTGACCACAGACTGTGACCAGACACTCTTCATCTTTCGCTCTATATCGAGGAAAAGGATAATACGTGGATAACCGGTATTGTTCTCCACGTAGTGCTCATACGTATCATCGAAGGCAACGAAGTCGTTATCCTTCCACCAATACTTCTCCCCACCTACAACAATGAAGCATGCAGGATCATTGGGGGAGATAGCGG